CACCGGATTGCTTCCGGAGGCCATTACGCAGATCCTGACGCCGCCCTTGTCGTTCATCTTGACCGCGGTGATGTCCCGAACATTGACGGGATCGGCGGTCAGGCCCTGAAAGATGTAGGCACCTTCCGAGCCGGCGGTCGTGAAGGCCTCAGGGGCCATCTGCGCGCGGCGGCGGAGGCTGTCGTCAGTCTCGCCCGCGGCGCGCTCGACGCCGAAGAATGCGGAAAGATTGTCGAGGTCTGCCCCCTTGGAGAAGGCCAGCATGACGGCGCGAGCCGCCGCGTTGACGCGGGCCCGCACCAGCATTTCGCCGTAGGCCTCAGCCTCCAGGATGATGTTGGTGGGTGACTGCTCCAGGTTCAGAGCCGCCGCGAGCTTGCTGTTCTTGGCGAGGACCTGGTCCTTATAGGTTTGGACCAGGCTCTCGTATTCGATCGTCTCAATGACGTCCGGGGGCGGCAGTCGCGCGAAGTCGATGTACAGCGCGGGCGACGTGTAGTTGGGCATTGGACCCTCGCTAGATGTTTACTTTGACCCGCTTGAGTGCGGCATCAACGAGGTCGACACCCTCGATGGTGATCGTGATCTCCCCTGAAGCATCGAACTCATCGATCGAGACCCGCGTCACCTTGAACTCGGGCTCATAGCTGTTGATCGCGGCAATCGCCGCCATCATGCCGGCCATGAGGACTTCCTGGTTGCCAGGCTTGTCCTGCATGTCGATGAACTTCGATCCCCACCACTGGCGCATCAACCTGGTGCGCAGCCTGGTGGTGAGGATGACGTAAATGCTTTGGCTGATACGATCCCAGCCTTGGATCAAGGCCCCTGTGAAGCGGTCGACGTCGATGAGGTGCTCAGTTGACGTTGTCGTCGCCATTGGCCGGCGCCTCCTCCACAACAACAGCCGTGGAGGGCTTGCGCTTGACTGGCTTGGCCTCGGCAGCGGGAGCGGCAGGCTCCGAGGATGCGGTCGTCTGCTCCTCGGTTAGCGCGTGCGCCCGGTACTTGGCTTCCTTGGGGAAGAGCCAGATAACGGAGTCCTTCGCGAGAAGGATGCCGTCGTGCCAAAACGGCGCAGCGACCACGTACTTTTTCTTTTTCTTGATCATTGGTCTCTTTCGTTAGGAGATGTTGGCCCAGACCCTTTCGGATGGACCACCCTCCGTCATGACCTTGAATTGAGCCTGCTCTTTCGGGCCGCTCACTCCGAGATTGACTCGCGTTTGACTGATGTTGACCCAGCGACCGTCCACGCCGACAGCGCACTCATTGGCGCCCTTCACTTCGACGTATTCCTGCTGGATCGTGACCCGTGAGGCGTCCTTGCCCTGGGTGATGACGATCTCCTCGTCGGACAGTTTGATGTTCGACTGGTCTTCGCCGTAGGTGACGTTCAGCTGGTCCTCTTTCCAGGTGACGACGGCCTTCTTGTCCTTGAACTGGATCTTGACCTGGTTCTCGTCCATGAGAATGTCGGCCTTGGCCTTGTCCTCACCGAACCGAATGTGGACCAGCTTCTCGTCCTGCCGGTAGTACGACTTGCTCTTGCCGACCGTCTTGAGGATGAACTCCTTTGTCGACTTGATCTGCGTGACGCCGTCGTCGCCCTCTTCCGGCACTTCGGGAAGCTTGGGTGCGTCTTCTTTCTGCTGGCCGCCCATCGCCGCCGGGACGCCGGCACCGCCACCAGCGCCGCCGCCAATCATGCTCCCGACCGAACCTAGAAGGTTGCCGGAAGTGACTTGGCTTGCGATGCCCTGGATGTTGCCGAGCTGGGCGAGGTCGGGGAGGCCCGACATTTTCGCGATGTTGCCGATGCTGGCGATGTTGGTGAGCTGCGACAGATTGCCGAGCTGCGGCACAACACTCGCGAGCTGAGAGAGGTTCGCCAGGCTCGAGATATCGAGGTTCGCGAGGTTGCCCAGGCTGGAAAGCGAGGCGATGTTGCCAAGCGCACTGAGGTCCAGGCCGCCGAGGCCGCTGAGCATGCTGGAGAAGTCCATGCCGCTCAGGCCTGCCAGCTGACCCATGCCGGCCAGGTCACCGAGCCCGCCGATGTCGCCCAGGCCGCCAATGCCGCCGGACTTCTTCTTGGACTTGATGATGAGGTGGTGCGTGTCTTTGGTCTGGTGCTGCCAGTGCTGCTGATCCTCTTTCTCGTGGATCAGGCCGACAGTCTCGTCCTGCTTGCCGTGCGGGGACGGGGTCTTCGGACCGTAGTGGAAGGGCTCGACGGTCGATAGCTCAGCCTGTCCGCCGACAGACCGCATCAGGACTTCCTGACCAACCTTCGGGGGCACGGAGAACTTCATGGTGCCGTGAGAGAAGCTCTGCCACGGCTGCCAGTCGCTGCGGACAGTGCCCTCGCCGCCCATGGGGTCAGCGTTGGACTGAGACCCGCTCGGGGTCTGGTCCTGGCCGTCATTCATTTTGACGTACCAGCGGTCCTTCTCGTACTTGACTTGGACGACCTTACCGAGGCGCTCCTTGTTCTCGAACTTGCGTTCGAGATCCTGCATGCGTCGCTCGATCGACAGAAGTGCCCTCATTGTTACTCCTCGACAGTGAAGTCCGTCTGCTCGTCGTTCTGCTTGCCGTCCGCCATGTGGACGTGGCCGCGCGTGTGATTGGACCGCGGCAGCTGGTTGATGCGCTGTCCGGTGGCAGGGTCGTAGAAAAAGTCGCGGGCGAGGACTCGGTTATGGCCGATGGTGAGATCGCTCTCCCATTCCACGACGCCGATCGACACGCCTTCGCGGCGGAGGACTGGCTGGCTGAGCCTGCGGAACTTGACCATGGTTGCCGGCGCCGCATTCGGGTCGCCGAATTTATTGAGGTTCGCCTCGATGGCGATGGTCTCGACGTATTCCCAGGCACGGGCGTCGCCATCAAGGGCGACAAACCTGTTCTCGTCGATGATGACGATCACGACACGGAGCCGCGCGTTCAACTCTCCGGTAACCTCGTGGTCTCCGGTCGAGTTCATCACAGCGACACGGGCGGACGGCGTCTTTACCGTCCACTCTGCGATGTCGTGCTCGTCGAATTGGCCGTCGTACCAGTCGACATCCATGTCGGGGTACAGGGCCTTGACAAAGTCGATGATCCGGTTGCGGAAGTCGACGATCTTGCTCATCAGTCGCCTCCATGCGCCAGATAATCGCGGATCATCTTGGAGATCCGTCGCTTGTTCTCGTCCGAGAAGCCCATGAACGGGCGCGGCGGGATCCGCTTGCCCTTGATCATGCCTCGCGTCCGCTTCACACCGTCCTGCAGGTAGGACGAGTAGGACTCGCCTTGCTTGTTCAAGGCCGTGGAGCTGAGCACGAAGCCGTCGTGGCTGATGTCTTGGATCTGAATGCCCCTGGACAACTCACCGCTGTCGAACAGGACGCTGTCGCTTCCGTTCCGGAGCTTGATGGTGACGTCGCGGAGCGCCGCCCAACGTTCGCCGTCAGGCCCGGTCTTGCTCCGCACGATGCGGTTGACCGTTGATCGCTTCATGTACTCGGCAGCTGCTGCGTAGACTTCCTCCAGGTGGAGCGTGTCATGCAGCAGGCCGGCGATCCGCTTGTTGAGCTTGCGGAGGTCGCCGGAGTCGATCTTGACTTGCAGGTCGGCCATCAGGCCCTCCCGCAGTCGAACGAGCCTCCCGAGCGCTTGACGTTCGGATCGGTCGTTGTGGTCGTGCCGTCGCCATTGTCGACGGTCGTCGGCGGCAGGCCGAGGCCAACCTTGCCGGTTGAAATCTTCTCCAGCAGAGCCAGAGCGTCCTCATATCGCACCCGCATCTCGTCGGTGCGGCTGGTGCGGCCCAGCGCCATCTTGTAGATGGCGATGTCGATCGCACAGTTCCTCACCACGCCGGGCGTGGGGACGACTGGGATCGTATACTGAGCGGACAGATAGGCGTCGCAGATCTCGTCGGCGCCCTCCAGCCCCTTCGCCACAACGGCAGGGTCCGGCGTTCCGTCTCGGTCGTAATCGGCTACGCGCACTAGGAGGTCGGTGCCGTAAAGCTCGTCGATGTCCTCTTTGGTCGCGTAGCCCATCACAGGTCCTTACTTCTTGGCCTTGCCTTTGGCCTTCTTCTTCTTCGAAGCGGTCGTCTTGGACTTGTCGGCGCCGGCATCAGCCTCGCCTTCGTCTTCG